CAAGGGTGTCTCCTACGGCGGAAATTCCGCTTTTCAGCAGCTCCCAGCCGGAAGACAATGCATCCGGCAGCGCTTCTACGGCGCTTGACGCTGCGCCTTTCAGCGCTTCCCATCCGCTGTCCAGCAGCGGTCCAAGGGTGTCTCCTACGGCGGAAATTCCGGTTTTCAGCAGTTCCCAGCCGGAAGACAATGCATCCGGCAGCGCTTCTACGGCGCTTGACGCTGCGCCTTTCAGCGCTTCCCATCCGCTGTCCAGCAGCGGTCCAAGGGTGTCTCCTACGGCGGAAATTCCGCTTTTCAGCAGCTCCCATGCCCCAGATATGAAGTCTGGGAAATTCTCTATTGCTGTCTTTCCTGCGCTTTTCAGCGCTTCCCAGCCGCTGTCCAGCAGCGGTCCCAGCGTGGAACCCACGGCGGAAATTCCGCTTTTCAGCAATTCCCATCCGCCAGACAGTACGCCCGGCAGCGCATTCACTGCGCTTGATGCCATGTTTTTGATTCCGTCCCATGCGCCGGACCAATCGCCACTGATCGCTTTCAGAATTACATCCAGAATGTTCTGTATTGTCTGCAATGCTCCAGAAACAACGCTTTGTATTACCGGGAAAACAGATTTTGCAGCTGATAGCAGCCCTTTGAACGCTTTTTGCCCAACCTTCGCCATTTTCCCGAAAATACTTTGAATAATCGGAAGTATTTTCTGAATGATCTGCCCTACCTGTTCGAAAATCGGCACTACATTTGCATTTACAAAACTTGCAAACTGTGAAAATCCTTCCTTTGCTTTTCCCAGTGCTGTTACAAGTCCGTCAAATACAGCAACGCCTTTTTCTCCAAAAATTCCTTGAATTTTGTTTCTTGCGTTGTCAATGCTTTCCCCGGAAAAAACGCCTTTTATCGTATCGCCTATGCTCTTTATTGTTGCTACAGCATTGTCAAATACTTCCAGTCCTTTTTCTCCGAAAATTTTTCCTACCGTTTCGCGAACTTTGTCAAAATTTTTACGCAGCAACTGTACTGCCGCAATAACAGCTGTTACGATTCCTACCACCGGAAGCAGTTTGCCTGCGATTCCGCCCAGCGGCCCCAGCAGTGATGAACCAATTTTCGCAAGCGGTGAAAGCACTGTTTTGATAGCACCGGTTATCGGTGAAAATACTTTTCCGATGCTTCCCAAACCAGAAGCTATAATTTTCCCGATGCTTCCGATCGGTGACGCTTTGATGATTCCGCCCAAACCAGACAGTACGTTCCCCAGTTTTCCACCGATCATACTAAATGGTTTCAGCATGAATGAAACTGCTGTGCTTCCTGTTTTAGAAAATACGCTTCCTATTTTCCCCGGCAAGCTCGTAAATCCGCTTATAAATTTTCCTGCGAATCCTTGACCTGTTACAGCCGCTTCTGCCGTTTTTGCTTTTAAACCAACCATCTGCATCAGCAGCGAAACTACACCATCTTTTGCGGATAAATATCCTAACTTTGAAACCAGCAACGCCACTTTCAGCGCAGCCAACGCGGACACAACCGCCATGACCGTTTTAACAACTTTCGGATTGTTCGCTGCAAAATCTGCCACTTTTTGAATGACCGGCACTATTTTGTCTGCTAAGTCTCCAATGATCGGCAACAGGTTTTGACCAATAGCAATTCCAAGGTTCTGAATACTGTTTTTCGCCTTCGTCATTTTGGCTTCTGTGGTGTCTTCCATTTTTTCAAACGCTTCCTGTGTTGCGTTTGTACTGTCCACCATTCCCTGTACCTGTTCATTGAATCCTTCTACGCCATCAGACAAAAGCGAAACTGCCGCTTTTCCTGCTTCCGAAGAACTGAACATGTCTGCAATCGTTTTTCCGCTTGCTTCTGCCTGCTGCTGCAAAATTTCCAGAACTTCTGCTACGCTCTTTCCGCTTCCCATCAATTCTGAAAAGCTCTGTCCTGTAACCTGCCGTAATGTGGTATCTGCTGTGGAACCGCTTTTTGCCATTTCATTGAACATGCTGTTCATGTATGTGGTTGTTTCTGCGGCTGCAATACCTTTGCTTGTCATTATCGCATAGCCAGCGCACAACTGTTCCAGCGCCACATTGTTTGAATTTGCTGTAGGTATGATTTTACCCATAACAGACGACAGCTCTGCCACAGTAACTTTACCTTTATTTTGCGTCTGAACCAGCATATCTGATACTGTTGACGCTTCGTCTGCGCTCTTTCCGTATGCGTTCAGAATCGTTGTCAGAACGTCCAGTGTCTGGCTACTCTCTGCAAAACCAGCCGTAGCCAGCTTTGTTGCTGTTGAAACGAAATTTACTGCATCGCCCGTCTTCTGACCGGCAGATATTGCGTTATATACGTTGTCTGCTATATCCGTTGCAGCAATTCCCGTTTCATTTGACAGCGCCAGAATCTGTTTTGACATGTCCGTCAACGGCACTTCCTGCGTGTCCGCAATGGTTCCTACCTTCGCCATTGCTGTTTCGTATTCCTGTGCTGATTGAACTGGCCCGTCATACACAGCTTTTGCAACAGCTCCGATTGTCGTTATTGTTGCTGCAAGTGATGCTTTTGTTTTGATTATGCTTTGCTGCACTTCCTGCTGTTTGCTTTTCAACGCTGACATTTGGTCTTGCGTTTTTTTCAATTTTTCGTAGGACTTCTGTAGCTTCGCGTTTGATTGCTCCAGATTGTCCGTATTTACCCCGGCTTGTTGCAGTTCACTTTTTAACTGCCCCAGCCGTCCTTCTTCCTGTTCTATACTGGCAGTGGTCTGTTGTATCTGGCTTTCATTCTTTTTTAGCGCGTCTGTATCTTTCTGAATTGCTGATTCTTCCTGCATGAGCTGCGCCCTTAATTCCCCGGACGCATCCCCTGTTTCTTCAATCTTTCCCCTCAGAAATTCCGCGTTGCTTGAATGCTTTTCAAGGCTTGCTGCTATAGTTTCGTGCTGCGCTTGCAGCTTCTCCAGCTTCGTTTTTTGGCTTTCTATAGCAGCATTCGTCTTCGTGTAGCTGTCCACTTTTCCCTGTAGGGTATTGACGTTTTTCATCGACTCTTTCAGCTGTTTATTTGACTGAATAGCAGTTTTGAAAGCGCTGTTGAAATCTCCCCCCAGTGATGCTTTGAGCTTAAAAAGCAATTCAAAGCTCTTTTGTAACCCTGCCAAGTCTTGTCACCTCCCCCTACTGTTCCCCGTTCTGCCTTTTCGCTTCTGCTTCGTCTTCTGCATCCACTTCATTTGCTATAGCAATCCATCTGAACAGTTCTTTGATTGTCATATCAAGCCAAAACGGGACGGGTGTATATGATGCCCTTGCCAGCCTATATGCCTGCTTTTTAATGAATCTCGCAGGTGATGCTATTTTCAAGAACCCGCAACGGCTAAAAAATTTCTTGCTACGTTCTTGATTTTCAAGTAGTCTTTTGCCGGAAGCAGTTTAATATCATCAGACGGAACATGCGCCGCACGTGCCGCCAGAACCGACTGAAACTGTGAAGATACTTCCGGTGCGATCACGTAAATGTTCTGCTGCTCCAGCTCCTGCTCCACCGCTTCAATGTCTTTTCCTGTCAGATCGTCATAGTAAAATGTCAGCGTTTCATATTTCCTGCCGTTAATTTCAATCGGCTTGCTGAAATGGTGTGTGTAGTTATCGCTTTTTCCGGCCTTTTCCTGCTTCTTTTCGTTGAAATTCACAACACCTGTTTTTTCAGCTGCTGCCACCTGTTCTTCCATAGTTTCTTCTTCTGTTGTATTTGTTGTATTTGTTGTATCTGTCATTTTTGCTTTCCTCCTATAAATTCATAAATTAGGGGCTTGCAGCTCTGCTGCCAGCCCCTAACCATTCGTTTTTTATTTTCCCAGTGCTTTTCTTACTTCTTTCAGATAATCTTTGCCATTTACATAGTAAATGAAATTCAGCGGGTCGATCTCGATTTTCTTTTTTCCGCTAATATACTGTGCGTAGTAATGTACGGCATATTCACCGTTTGCATCTGCTGTTGATGCAGGTGCCACGTTGCCCGGCGCTGTCTTCTTCGGAATTACTTTCAGAATATGTTTTACCGGCACTGTACTGATCTTGCCTGTAGATGTATCGGTCTGCTGCTGTGCTACGCGCAAATCAATGTCATGTACTCTCGGCTCTGCAAGTTTTACCTGTGAATCCGTTACCGTTCTGAAATTGATCGTCATTGACATTGCTTCCAGATGCCCCATGATGATACTTTCGACATTTCCGGCAATTCCAGCTCCGCTGATCTCCTGCGTCAGATTGTTAATTTCCGGCAGTGTACAGTCAGCCATTCCCATAAGCTCTGTTGCGTCTTCATACACCGCGCAGTTGATAATTGTTTCTGCGATTTTTGCCATGTTTTATCCCCCCTTACGCTGCCAGCAGCTCAGACAGATAGGAAACGTCATATTCCATGATAAATTCCATCTTCTGAAGCGGTGACGGCGGTGTAATATAGATGTGAAACTTTGCGCGTCCTGCCATCAGTGCTGTTAAACTGTTTTCGTCTTCCCGCAGTTCTACGCTTCCACCCAGAATGATTTCGTCTGCGGTCAAGCTGTTCAGCCATGTGTTTACACCCTGTAATACTGCGTCAAGCAGTCTTCTTGTCAGCTTCCTGTCGATATATGACCAATATGATAACGTCACTGTTTTTGCGACCCATTTGAACATACGGGAAATGCAATAGAAGTAATCTACCGGGTCTGTCGATGCCGGAAATGCTGCTGTGTAATTCCCCCAGCTGACGAATCCGTTGTACAGATTCAGCGCAGTAATGATTCCGTTGTCATTCAAGTAGTTCGCCTGCTGCAAATCAAGCGTCACTTCTGTTCCATCTGCAATGCACATACTGTCTGCCTGCAAGCTCTTATTCGAAGCGCTTTCGCACGGTGTCCCTTTTCCGAGATCGGTATCATTGTCAACCTGTCCAATCAGCCCCGCAAGCTGTGTGGAATAGTTGAACTCCAGATCACCAAGTTTCAGACGCGGGAAACAAACCAGCTCATTTACCTTTGTATAATTGTGTGCTTTCTTCCACGCCGGAACTTCTGTATAATATACCGCGCCTTCCTCGGCTGCTGTGTCAACGTCCAAGATCGCATTTGCTTCAAACAGTCCGTTGATATTCTCGCCTTTCGCAGACATAACTGCTGCTACTTCGCTGATATGTGACCAATTCGGACACAAAATAAGGTCTGGCACTATGCTGTACATCGGAAACGCCTTTTCGATCAGTTCCAGTCCGGTTGTCTCATGCGTTGTCGGGCTGTACCCTCCGATAATGTCCGTTTTCGTAACCGCACTTGTGTCAATCTGGTCATACGTTACCGTCACTTCGCTTGCTGTATCTTCCAGAAATTCCACAATGCAGTTATCATCGTCATAAAATACTTCGAAGTCTTCGCCCTGTGTTTTCCCCGTGATCTTTACAGATGTATCAATTGCATCCAGCGGCAATTTAATCTGATTGTCAACGGGTGTGTCTTTTGTTTCCCCGGTTTTTTTGTGCTTTTTCGGGTCCAGCACATTTACAAGCAGCAGCGGCGCATTTCCATACAGCTTGAATGCTGTATAGATCACTTCCGAAAGTCCGTACTTTTTCCAGTCATCGGAATACCCCAGCGCGTTTACTGCTTCTTCGTAGGTATTTGCCAACACTACTTCGTTCACTTTTCCGTCAACAGTATGTACCGGCGCTGTTCCAACGGCAAAAATAATTCCGGTTTCTGCCACATTCGGCGTTGAAACGCTTGTTGCCTGTTTTCCCGTCTGCACTCCATGTGTGATTGTCGATGCCATCCAATTAGCCCTCCTTTGCATTCATCTTTGCATTTATGCTGGAAGCAATGTCTGAATAATATTTGTTCAGAATGTTTCCTGCCGTTTTTACTTTGTCTTTTTTCTCTGCCAGCTGGTCAACAGGGAACAGCAGCTTCTCCGTCAGCGGATATTCTTTCATCACTGTTTCCAGATGCTTTTTGATTTCCTCTCTTGTGCCGTTGAAAATGCTGTTGCATTTCAGCTTTCCCGCTGGAAGTGTCGGGCCAATATATACAAGCGTCAGCGTTTCTTCTTTCTGCTCTGTAACCGTCGTATTTGCCCCAATTTCCGTTTTTTCAGTTTCTGTGGTATTGTTTACCACCTGTTCTTCCGCCGCGTCTGCTGCGGCTTTCTGTGCTTTTACTGCCATATTTCTTCTACCTCCCTTTTTATTGTCGGTATGCTCCAATTTGTCATTGCTTCGCCCAGATAGTACGGTTTCGGCTGGTCCGTATAAACAATGTATTCAAACGGCATTTTCAGCACATAACGTTCGTCAAGCACCCCTATCTTTTCCAGCTCCGATCTGATACGTAAAATCAAATTCAGAACATCGTATGCGCCCTGCTGCCCATCTTCTGAATATGTTGCAAAAACCAGCCGTATCTGGCATGTTGCTTCATCTGCTGTTTCCCCCTGCGGCCTATCGTCTTTTCCTGTCACAAGCTGCAATAAAATGTACGGTATCTTTCCCGTTGCATCTTCTTTTTCCGGCAGCTGCATTTTATACACATCTGCCGCCCGTTCTTTCTCTGCATCCGGGTTGTTTTTGTTCACCCTCACTTGCAGTATAATATCTTCCGTCTTTTCTTTAATAAATCGCCCCAGACATTCCAATAAATCAACAGGTGTCATGCCTTATCCTCCATATCCTGCCAGCAGCCGTTCTATTTCATGTTCCAGTCTTTTGTTGACAACTTCCTGCGCAGCATCTTCCAGTCCGTCCATTACATCTTCGTTTGAGATCATTTGCGCTGCCGAAAGTCCCATTTTTTCTTCCACCGGAAGACGCGTTTCGCTAACCCTCTCAAAAACGCCTGTGTGTCCGCTTTGCATTCCTGCAATAAATGCATGTGGTAGTGTTCCACCGGCCCCCTTCTTTACCGCAGCTGTAACAAGTTGGTGCCAGCTCGGCTGCGTTGGTGTCACTTGAAATTTATACAGTGGTATTTTTGTTCCTGCGAAATTTATTTCGCCCTGCAAATCCCCTGCATTTGCTTTCTTTATGCTTACCTTTGTTGCTTCGTTAAGCGCAGGTGCTTTGACTGTATAAACCTGTTTTACCCTTCTGAACGATTCTGCTTTCAGTTTTGACAGTCCGCGGTTCATTGCATTTGCGACTGCCCGCGGTGCCCCATCTGGAACACCTGCAAGCAGCGTTTCCACCCTCTCGATCTGTTCGCAAGAAATTTCGATCATTCGCAATACGCCCCCAATTCAAGGATAATTTCCCCTTCCACCAGATCACTTCGTGTAATCTGGTACGACATGACTGCCCCTGCTTCTTCGATTTCGATAGTGCGCCCTTTTTTGGGTGTAATTCCAGCATCGCAAAGTGACATGTACAGAACCGCTTCTGCTTTTTCAATCCCTTCTCCGTGATCGTTTGCAGTTGTCTGCCTGTCCAGCATTGCTTCGTGGTCTATCACTACCGGAACTGTGTATTGTTCGCCGTCATACCAGATATTAGTTACTGTTGCAAATTCTGCCGCGTTATGGAATGTCCGCAGGTCCTTTAACAGCTGTGCTTTGAAGTCGATCATCAAATTACCTTCGCCACAAACCAGCTGTCCACTTCATGCGGCACTGACAGCGGCGCAGAACTAAGCTGCAAAAACCTTCTTGCCGGTTTTCTTTTTACCCATGTGTCCGGTACATACTTTCCTTCCACTGTCCGAAACTCTTTTGTTGCTTCGTCAATCAGTGTGATCGCACCATAATACATGGAATAATCAGCATTTGAAGAAATCAGAACCAGTTCCCCTTCCGGTACCAGCGGTTTTTCTTCCGGCTTCGCTGCGTCTGTCCAATCGTCCAGATACCATTCGTTGTATGTGTAAATGTCAATCCCCAGCTCATGGATTGTTCCAATATATGTCACTCCATCCGGCAGCTGTTTTGGCTGGATGATTGCAAGATTGTAATTCTTAACGTCAAGCACTTTCTGCACTTTCTCATGGTTCACAAATGCTGTTGCTACATCATCCGACATGATGCACATATCACAGTTCGTGAATCCTGTTTTCTGTACTGTTTTGTGCCAACGTTTCAAATCAGCGATCGGGTCAGATGCCGCATTGCTCCATTTCTTTGAAGCTGTCGTGATTTCTTCCCTGTTCGTGAAACCGAAGTCAATGATTTCGTTCAGCCCTTCGCCAATGATCGGAATTGCACCCGTGAAGATTGTCTGCACACACATCAATTCTTCCCTTCGCCCGATCATGTCCTGCAACTCTGTGAAATCCCTTGCCATTTTCAGCACTGCCCGTTCTGCCGGTGTCCGTCCAGATACAAGACTTTCCCCCGGCTGTCTGTGCAGCAGATCGTCTACTGTAGTGATCTTGTCCGGTGCAACCAGCGGCGGTGTGTACGTCTTTGTTTCATAGCCTGTGTTTGGCACTGTTTTTCCTCCGATCACTCTATGAACAAACGGTGCAACCTTCCTGCTGCCTTTCACGAAATCAACGTCTACCTTTTCTGTTGTAAACGTTTCTTCGTGTTTAAAAAATGTATTGCGGAAAAACTTATGGACCGGCGGCAGCTTTTCGACAATCCGGCCCATCGTCCGCGGCTGGTAAATACTTACTTCATTTGCCATTCTGTCTTTTCCTCCCTTACTTCAAGAAAATTGAAAATTTTCTCAGTGGTTCTTTGATATTTTCAATGTCCACGCCTTCCGGCATGTTCAGCGCATCTGCAAAAAATTCTCCCGTCATGTAATACACAACCGGTTCATCTTTTTTTGCCGTAGTTGCTGTAATTCCGATCACATTTGCTGCCGTTTCGGCAGTAACCGGAACGATCTTTCCGCTTTCGTCTTTTGCTACTGGCGTAAATTCTTCCAGTTCAGCTCCAGCTGTTGCTGTATCTGATACTGTAGGGAAACCACCGGCAAAAAAATTCACGGGCTTATGTTCTCTTTTTTCAACTCCGTACATTCCGTTTTTTTACCTCCTTCTTATAAAAGTTTATCAATAGCTGCATCGAACGGGTCTTTTTCTTCCCTTCCCGTCACTCCTGCCGCAGACGCTACTCCGCCTACGTTCCCGTTTCGCACGTCAGCATCCCGGTTCGCAAGATATTCCTGCCCCTGTTCGCGCTGCTTCGCCAGAATTTTTACAGCTACTTTTTCAGCCGATACCGGGTTTGCAAACATTGCATCTTCCACCATGTCTTCATATCCGGCAGGCACTGTATCTTTAATGTCTTTGATACGCTGCCTTTCTTCTGCTTTTGCGTTGTCTTCGATTGTTGCACATAAATCCGGGTATGCGGCTTTCAGTGCATCAACCGTTGTGATGTTTTTCGGCTCCATTTCCTGTTCCTCCTTTTCCTGTTTTGTGTTGTTGCCTGCACTATTTGTGAAACCTCCCGGATTTTTCGGGTTGTTAATCACCAGATTCTGAATGTTTGGACTTGTCCTGTAAAGTGACATGTCAATCGGTACAGAATTGACCACAATCTTTGATTGATTTTCAATCACTGTATTCACCGATTCAAACAGCAGTTCGTCACAGAATCCCTCCTGCACTGCTTCGTCACCTGTCCACCACTTTTCTTCCGACATCATAGCTGCAATGTCTTCCGTGTCTTTTCCCGTCTTCATTGCATACGTGTTCACGATCGAATTTTTGATAACGCGCAGCTCCTGCGCCATTTTTTCAAATTCTTCTGCTGTGAAGCTGTCCCATACCGTCATTGACGGGTCATGTATCATAAATACACCGTTTCGCGCTATTTTTATGGTGTCCCCAGCCATTGCAATGATTGTGGCTGCGCTTGCCGCCCATCCGTCCACTTTCACTGTGATATGTGCCGGATGATCTTTCAGCCGCGTATATATTGCATTCGCCGCGAATACATCCCCGCCGCCAGAATTTATTCGCACAACGATTTCCTGTGCGTCTCCCAGCTCTGCAAGCTCTTTGTTGAATGTTGCTGGTGTTACTCTGTCCTCCCACCAGCTCTGATTGCTTGCAATCGAACCATACAGCAAAAGCTCTGGCGGTGTTGTTGCTGTTCCCGGAATGAAATTCCAGAATTTATCCTGCTGCCTGCTACCCGCTTTGTTTTCCTGCTCCTGTGGCAATGTCTTTCACCTCTTTCAACTGTGCTTCTTCCTGTTTTAACTGATCGCAGTTTGAGTAATAATCTCCCCCCGCCATCTCCATTGTTTCATCAGATCTTGTGGAAAATCCGTTGTTCACTCGTGTAACTGCTGCATTTACTTCCTGCACAGGGTTCAGCAGCCCCCTTGCAGGCCCGTTCCATTTTGCTTTGCAATATGCCTTGTGTGCTATCGGGTCAGTAAAAAATCCGGGTGCTGCAATTCGTCCTTTTGCTACAGCTTCTGCCAGAAATTCTTCGTATATAGGCTGGCAGAAATCATTTGCAAGCCACGCTCTGTACATCTTAAACATTTTCCATGCTTCTTCCAGTGCGCCCCTGCTTGCCGAATAACTGCTGTTGAAGCATTTCAGCAATAATTCATACGGTATTTCCAGCGCAGCCCCTATTTGGCGGCATATTGCTTCTACAAACCCGCTGAAATTCGCGTTCGGTCTTCCCGGATTTACGTCATGTGCCTTTTCTCCGTCTCCAAGGTCAATAACGGCTCCCGGTGCCAGCTCCAGTGTGCTTTCGTCTTCTGCGTCCACCTGTGCTTCCTCCGGTATAGCGCTTCCGATCGGTTCATCATCGTCACTTCCGTCTTTTTCGATGAATACAGTGAACATTCCGCTGACCACTGCTGCCACCAGTTCTGCATCTGTATATCTTCCAAGCTGTTTCAGTGCTTCAATCACCGGTGCAAGGAACGGAACCCCGCGCCGCTGATCTATTCTTTCGCGTGTCATTAAATGCAGCACGTTTTTCCTTCCTGTCTTTTCGCCGTATGCTGCCACGCGCTGCCATTCATACGTTTCATTTGCCGCCGACAGTGGGTGGTGCTTTGATATGTGGTATGCAACAACTTCTCCGTCTGCATCGACTTCCACGCCGCCCACTATTTTGTTGTCATAGGTATCAAAGTTATTCGGGCTTGAAAGCCTGTCCGCTTCAATCAGCTGTATTCTCAGATCATACGGCTGGTTTTTCCTCTTTTTTGTCGGAAGTAATACCAGTGCGTCACCGGATGCAAGCCAGTTCATAAACACCAGCTGTTGCAGCTCATAGAAATTATCAAGCCGCGCCATGTCGCAATCTGTGCTGTCTGCCCATACGGCCCATTCCCGTTCAATCTGTTTTTCTACCTTTCTGGCCTGTTCTGCCGTCAGCCCCAGCGCTTCTTTGTCTATAGTCGGTTTCAACATCAGTCCACGCCCTACTACGTTTGTCCGCATGGTCTTAATAGCGCCGTTCGCAATCGGTACGCCCATATACAGATCACGCGATCGTTGCCGCAGGACAAGCAGGTTATCGTTTATGTCTTCGCGGGCCGAACCTCCGGCGTAATTCCAACCGATCAGTGATTTTTTCACTGTGCTTGCTCCGTAGTTTCCGTAGCCGCTGTTTAAAATCTGCATCTTTTGCCTTGCGGCTGCCCTGCGCAGCCCCTTTTCCGGCGCTACCGTTGCAACTGCTTTATCAATTAAATTTGCAAATGCCCCCACTTTTTCACCTCCTGCCCGGCTTTTCCACGAAAAAAGCACCCTTTACAGGTGCTTTTCTGGTTTTTTTGCAATTTTGTACGATACAATATTACCATTGTTTTCCGTGCAACTGGGGGAAATAAATGCGGAAAACGGGAAAAATCGGGAAATAATTATAAGTCTCGCGGAACCACACGCCGCACTTTGTTTCTTCCCTTATTTTTCGCTACGCTTTCCAGATTTTTAACTATGTTATCCCAGTATTTTATTCTGTTCCCGATCTCAGTCAGATTTGCTCTCGTAAGTGTTCTGCTGCCGATCGTATAGCCTTGCCCCGTTGATACCGCTTCTTCTGCTTCCAGCCATGTCTGCAAGTGTTTCTCTGCAATCTCCAGTGTGATTCCTGCCATATTCTAAATACCTCCATTACTGCGCCTTCTGCGCCTTTTCTTCGTTGTTCCTGCTGCCTGCTGCTGTTCTTCCTGCTTTTTCAGCGGCAATCCTGTAATTTCCATTGCAGCCGTTGCATAATTTCGGCAGTCAAGTGCTTCGTTTCTTCTGTGTTCTCCCTTGTCTTTCAGTTCCCATGCGAAATATGGTCTTCCCATTTTGTAACGCATCACCTTTTTTTCAGACGTTAGGCTTTTGAAATACTTTTCATCATATCCCCTTCCGTCTTCCTTTGGAAAATGACAATATCCGGGTCCTTCGTCTTCCAGCTTTAGTCTGTCCATCAGCAGGCTTTTTCCCGTGTCCACTCCAAGTGTGAACAAATACGCTCCTTCACGGTTGCTTTTTGACGGCTTTTGAATATATGCTGCTGCGCTATCGTTTGAACCTTTTATTGCAAATACCCTTCTGTTGAATCTTGCTTTGCAGAATTTGTAAACTTGATTTGTTCTGTGTCCTCCGCTATCCATACATACGCATGACAATTTTAATTTTGTTTCATCCGCTTTGCTCCATGATTGCTGCAAGAATGCATCAAGGTCTTTCCAGCACCGGTCTTCCATATTTGACGTATCGCCGTATATTACTGCATACTTTATTCCCCAGCTTTCATATTCTGGCCCCCATCCTACAATTTCAACTTCAAATCTATCATCCTGTGTGTCAACTCCCGCCGTCAAATACATCACTTCTTCCGGTACTTCGCAGTTATATTTTTCCCGGCGTTTCAACAGCTTATCGTCTTCTATCTGTTCGCCGTCTTCTTCCCACGTCTGCCCCATTTCTGTATTTGTCCATACTTTCATCAACTCCACATTTCCTTTTTTAAGTTCTGCATTTGCAAGCAAAAACTTTTCAACCACTTCTCTCCATGTTGTCAATGTTGATGCAAGCGTGTTTAAATGGAACCCTCGCACTTCATTGTCCGGGTCTTCATGTATAAATTTTCCTTCTACAAAATGTTCTTTCCATTCCGCTTCGCTCGATATTACCCCGCATTTGCCACATACATATTTAATTTCTGATAGATCGTTTTTGTCGAATACAACATTTGACCAGACAAGCGGTTGCAATTCTCCGCAGCACGGGCACGGCGTATTCCATTCCCCCCTGCTGCTGTTTTCATATTCTACTTCTATTCTCGATGCACCTTTTACAGTCGGTGTGGAAATATCAACCTGCTTTTTGTTCCAGTATGTAGTCTGTCTTTTGGATGCCAGCAACAGCGGGTCCCCCTCTTTTCCTGCGCTTGCCGGATACCCGTCTATTTCATCCGCCAAAAGTATTCTGATCGTGTGGCTTCGCAATCCTGTTGGGCTGTTTGCCCCTGCTATTGTGATAAATCCCCCCGGGAAAATCTTCTGCATGATAGTGTTGCCGCTGTTTCTTGACTTTTCGTTTATTCTTTCCGCCAGCACTGGTGTATCTCTCAGCATCGGTGATAATTTTTCTTTCGAAAATTTTTCTGCCATGTCTATTGTCGGCTGTATCACCATTATCGGTGACGGGTCATAGTGCACGTAATATCCAATCGGATTCAGCACCATTGCGTCTGTTTTTCCTACCTGTGCCGCAGACATTATCACCACTTTTTTAATTGTTATGTCTGTGATAGCATCCATTATTTCTTTTTGATACGGTGCTTTCGCCGTTTTCCAACGTCCCGGCTCAGCGGAAGCTCCAGTGGAAAGCCTTCGAAATTTGTCTGCCCACTGCGAAAGCGTCATTTCTGGCGGCGGTTTTAGCACCTCGAAAATACGCATGAACATTTCAACCGTTTTCTTTTTCATCGTCTATACCATACCCAAACACGGTCTGAAAGTCAGAAAGTTCTTCCAGCGCTTCATCAATAGCATTTTTTAATAACTTGAAAATTTCTGTTTGGTCCTTTTTCTTTGATAAAATAGGGCTTAATTTTGCAGGCACTGCCATCAGTCGTGTTTTGAATCTAACCAATGTGTCTGTCATAACCTGTTCTACGTCTTCTGTCGTGTGTACTTCGTTCCTTCGCATCTGCAATTCCAATTCTTGACTTTCCCGTTTTGCCCGAACCAGTTTTGCCCGTTCCGCATTGTAATCAATAGCGCTTTCACTTTCCGGGTTATTCTTACGCAGATAATTTATATACTGCTTGTTGACCGTTTTTAAATCGTATAATCCCGGTCTTATTTCTGTAATTACTTTTTCATCCCGCAGCTGCCGCACTCTGCGTTCTGACAAATCCAGCCAGTTTGCCACTGCTTTTGTTGTATATGCTTTCAAAACCACACCCCCTTCTATTTTTTTCGGCATTTCCCCGGAAGTGATTTTTTTCATTTTGTATCTAGGCATGGTTTGGGCTTCGTCGTACCCGCATTCCGTCCAGCCGCCGAAAGAACCTACCCGGCCCATCGGAAAATCAGCTGTCTTCTGTCAGATCATCTATGATTTCTTCCGTTTCGTCATCAATTTCTATTTCTCCTGTCAGACGCTGCCGGGCAAGCTCGTACTTGCGCTGTTCCAATGTCAATCGTCTGTCTTCCATCTCGTAGGCTTTCATGCTGTCGATTGCTTTTAATATCCTTCCATGCAGCTTCGTCAGCTCTGCTTCTATCTTCATTGCTCTGTCGAATGGTGATGCTTTGATGATCGTTTTCATTGCTGTCTTCATTTGCTCCGCCGTTCCCTTCTGCTGCCCGCCTGCTGCCGCTTCCGGGTCTTCTGCCTGTCCAGCTTCAATGCCTGCGTCCTGCTCTGCCTGCATGTCTTCTAATGTTTTTGGCACGACCATGTGTACTATCTTATCAACATAGTATTCCTGCTGCTTCTGTTCGTCTGTGTATTTCTCCAGCTGCTGTTCAAGATATTCCTTTCTTATCAGCAATGCTTTCAGTTCTTCTGTCAGCCGGTCCATGCTTCCCCCAGTGCTGGCCCGTATTTCTTCCGCCCGCTCTGGTGATATATCTCCTTCCCCTACATGTGCATACGCTCCATGTGTTACTGCATTCTTATTTCCTTCTTTCGCTGGCGTTTTTCCAGATGCATTCTTATTGCCCGGTTGCCCACCTCTTTTCTTTGGCAGGCTCCGCAGCTGTTCTTCCCATTTGTCTTCACATTTCCATTTGCTGATTGTACGTTTCGGCACACCTGCTGCCATTGCCAATTCATCCAGCGTTATCTTTCCTTTTCTTTCCAGATATAGATTTTGTGCAGCCCCCCTCTGTGGGTTCTTTTTTCTAGGCATACCCCCTACCCCCCTTTCAAATTCGTTGGTTTTCTCTTTCTCGGTTTTCTCTTTTTTACGGAAGTATAAAAAATTATATGGTTTTTAAATTCTGTGAAACAGCCGCTTTCCCTGCATTTATCTGTTTATTATAACAATAAACTTTGTGCAATATCGTGCAATCATTTATTCCTTTATCGCGTAGCCTGCAATCGTCTTATTGTTCCAAAACAGCACGGCAAGGCTTTCTACCGCTTCGTCACGTATATTTTTGCATTGTCTTTCTGAATAGTGCAGCAAATCTCCAATCTGTACCCACCTCATATTCTGGAAGTAAAAGCACATGATAACTTGCTTTTGTTTTAATTTGAGCCGCAGCACTTCTTTTACGATCTCGCATTTCAGCTTCTGCATTTCTTCGATTTCTTCCGTGTACTGTCTTATTTCTTTAGATACGAACTGCGGCACGTTCAGCGCCGCCTGCTCTGTCGGGCTTGATATATGATACTGTCCCTTTGGCATTCCGTCATAATTGATCGCTTTCGATGTGTCATAATACGTTTCCAGCTCTGCTATGAATTTTCTCCGCGCCCCTATTTCTTCGTCAATCCCTCCGTGATACTCCAGCAATTCAATAACTTTCTGCTTGTCCATTTTCTCTTGCATTGTAAATACCTCCCATTCTGATACAATCCCTATACGCGCTGTAAGGGCAACCGCCTTTTCGGTGTTGCCCTTTAGCTCCTATATTCAGATTTTTCATTCTACAGTTTTTTGCTTCCATCATTCCCCGTTCTGCCTTTTATTCTTCTATCCATCCCAGATCATAGGCAACTGCCACATGCACAACCCCGGCAATCACATATCCCGTTTCAATCGCAGCTGTTGTATCTTCATCGTCTGCGCATGTAATGTACATGTCCATGTATTCGCCTGTTGTTTTTCCATTTTCAAACGCCTGTACCCGTATAATGTCCCCTGTTTTGAAATTATCCGTATTTTTCAGAATCAAATACGGGCGTTTTTCAGTTTCAATTTCTTTCAGCACTTCCTTTGTCACTCTAACAAACTTTTTCTTTTTCTCTTTCCCGGGCATACGCTCCATCTTTTCTTTTTCTGCCTGTTCCCGCAGCTTCTTCTGCGTTTCCCTGTCAAGTTTTGCCTGTTCTTCGCTGTAGCGCTGTTCATCCGTCTTCCTTGCTTTTTTTCTGTCCATATAAGCATTGCAGCTCTGTACGGTTGCTTTTTTATCGTGGCAGATTTCATATTTTTCGCAAGAATAACACAGTGAAATCAATTCTTCCGGTTGCGGGTCAACATATTCTTCCGGTTCTTCCTCTGCTTCTTTGTCTTCTTCGACTGTTTCAGCGTCTTCTTCTGTTTCCTGCTGCAAATCGCTTATTTTCGTCTGTCCCGGGATGCCTTTTCCGTTTTCTTCCTGCTCTTTCAGTTTTTTCACATCCGGTAAGCTCAACCCGCCGTCTTCTTCTAAACTCTCGTAGGCTTTCAGCTGCCATTCTTCCGCCAGTCCGCAGGCTTCTGCTGCCACTGAAAATCCTATTCTGTTTTCTTTGAACTCCAGCATCAGTTCCGGCAGCAAATTATTGTAAATCGCTTTATATCGTCCCAGCTGTGCTTCTGATACTCCCGTTATTTCTTCCAGAATCGCCCTTGTGCGTCCCCGCAGCTTATATTCCTTTTTCAGTTCCTTTGCCAGTTCTTCCGCTTCAATCGCTTCCTGCATTTTCTCCCAGTCTGTCTTGTCCCGAAAACGATTTGCCATGATGATTGCCAATCTGTCCCGCACATCCTCTTTGTTGTACACACACGGCACGAATCTGCGTTCTTCTTTCCCCTCGTTCAGCAGCGCCAGCACTGCAAGCCTTCTTCTGTGCCCTGCAAGCACTCTGTATTTTCCGTTTTCCGGCTTTTTGACTAACAGCGGTTGCAGAACCCCTACCAGTTCTATTGATCGTTTCAATTCATCGTCAACATGGTAGAAATTTTCCTTTGACGGCACCAGATCGCACACATCAATCATCATTACTTCTTCTTTTTCCTGCTGCACTGCCTCCTGCTGCTGTTCTTCCTGTTCTGTTGCTTCCTGCTGTGCTACCTCCTGCGATCTGGCGTTTAACAGCTCTGTCAGATTGAACTTTCCCATTCTGTTCCCCTCCTGCCTGTGTCCAATTTGGTCACATTTTCAAATATTCTTCTACCAATGCTTTATAGTCGTATGATGCACCGCACCGGCTGGAATATAAAATAATCGGCTCACGTTCAAATGTTGACGGCTTCATTTTCGCCGTTCTTCTGATATGCGTATCAAATACCGGATATTCTTTCATTGATCGCAATACCGCTTCCCCCTGTTGATCTGCTTCGTTTGTCCTGTCGTACTGCGTCACAAAGCATCCGCACAGTCTCAAATTCGGGTTCAAATCCTCCCGCGTGTTGTCTATCTGCTCTTTCAGCTCTTTCAGCCCATCCAGCGCGAAATCATCAATTGTAATCGGTATCATCACATCATCTGACGCAACCAGCGCATTTATAGTCGAAATGTTAATGTCCGGCGCATTGTCAATGATACAGAAATCATACTTCGCCGCCACCTGCTGCAATGCCTTTTTGAACCGTGTCTGCTGCGGTCTTTGCTGGTCCAGCATTACTTTTAAATTTGCCGTCAACAGATTCATGTTCGCTGTGATAATGTCCAGATTTTCAAATTCCGTTTTCTGAATGATTTCTTCCATGTCCGGTTTTCTCTCTGTCATTACCTCTGCCGTTCCCGGTCTGTCGTAATTATGCCGGTTCAAAAATTTGCTTGCGTTCCCCTGCTTGTCATTGTCGATCAGCAGCACCCGTTTTCCATGTACCGCTGCCAGAATATGCGCCATATTGACGCTTGACGTTGTTTTTGCAACTCCGCCTTTCAGATTGATTATTGATACTGTTTTCATGTGTTGTCCTCCTGTATCTGGTATGATTTTGTTTTCCCAGTAGTACACCGGGCGGGAATTGAACCCGCCCCGCAGGTTGTCACGCCTGCTGCCCCTCTGCGGCTCCCGGTGTTTTATATTCTGATTCCAAGATTTGCATGTACGAATCTTTTCATCAGCTTTGCTATTTCTTCATCTGTTTCTTCTGTTTTCTCTTTTACATTTTCTATAAAGTCTTCTGTTGTTCTCCCAAATAATGCGCATCGGTGCAGTTCTCCAATTGCTTTAATCTTTTTCTGTCCTTCCTCTCCAAAGCAATCACACCCGATCTGTCTTTCCAATTTGTCTACCGTGTTTATTGTTTCTTCCAATTGTTTTTGAATTTCCTGCAAAGATTTCATTTTTCTTACCTCCGTTTATTTTCTTTTGATGATTGTATTATATACTTACGGAAGTATAAAATCAATCGGCATAATATACAAACTTACGGAAGTATATTTGTATATTATTTATACTTCCGTAAGTTTATTTATTGTTACTCGATCGCGTAATATTTGCCGGAATTGTCAAACTCTGCTTCAAACTTCACTTTTCCTGTTTTCAGCGAATGAATGCATTGTATATCTGTTATCGTGTGTTCACTCGATTCATGGTCTACAACCACCCCGTTTATTACTACCGGTTTGAACATTCTTACCCTGTCCCCTATTTCATACGGACAAACCGCATTAAATGCTGCTATCTTCATCTTTCTTCTTTTCCTCCATTCTCTTTCTGCTTTCTTCTCTGATCGTCCATGCCACTTCCCGCAGGATGATTGCCAGAAATATTGCCAGTGTTGCAACAATCAGATATACAACCCATTTTCCAAGCAATACCAGCAATTCAACCAGATACCACAGCGTTTTTTCAATCCATATCATTTTTGCTTTCCCTCCTGTTCGCATCCCTCATTTTTTCTTTTGCAGCTATGATCGCCGCCCGGTTCTTGCTGTATATCTCTAATTTTGTTGGAACTCTTTTTTTCTCCTGCCGCCGCTTTGCTATTTCTCTCTGTATTACTTCGCGTTTGCTATTGCAATGCCTGTTCTTCCTTTTTCCCATCTTATTTCCCCCTGTATTTTTTCTGCTGGTTCTTTCTGCTTCTCGCCCATTTTTCTT